AAGACCAACTCTCATCATTGAAATAACTAATATTTCTGATGGAGAGGTTATAAACCACAATCTAAATGGAAACGTATTGGTTCAGTATGTTTACGACTTAGAAATACAAGGAGGTTTTAAAGGAGAAAAACTAAACAACAACAATTCAATATTTAGAACACCAGTTGACGGTGTCTTTTCGGGATATTTAATATGCACAAAATTAAGCTAATACTACTCTTAATACTTCCTTTGTCTGTTCTTGGACAAGACTTAGGAATTATTGACACAAAGACTACTAAGAATCCTGCCATAAACGGAACTCACAGGATTAGTACGGATGGGAAAAATCTATTTTTTAGGAACTTCTTTGGGCTTTCTAAAAAGGTAGCTAGTACAGATAGTGCAGTATTTACAGGCACAACTGTATTACCATCAAACACAACCATTGGAAATGTAAGTGCAACTGAATTAGGCTATTTAGACGGCGTTACGAGTCCTATTCAAGCTCAGTTAGATGGTAAATTTGGATTGTCTTTGAATAATACTGCAACTGGTAATAATGTATTTACTGGGAATAACACTTTTTTTACTCCTATTTTTGCTAATACTACATCAACAAATGCTTTTTCAAAGATTACTGGAATTTGGAGTGGAGGCGTTAATAATAATATTGCATCATTTTCTTTACAGTATGAAACTAGGTTTGGAGGCAATTCTATAATAAGAAATCCTTTAAATTTTGATTACAATGGATGGGTTGGTATAGGAATAACAGCACCAACGACTGCATTAGATGTTTCTGGTGGAATTAAAGCTACATCTTCAATAACAGCACTTAATCTTAATTCATATTCTACTACTTTATTAGCAACAAATGTTGGCGGTAATGTAGGAATAGGTCTTGGCTCACCTACTTCAAAACTTCATGTGGCTGGTACTGGAAGAATAACAGGAGCGTTGATTTTAGATAATACCGTATCTGGACTATTAAGAGCGGATGCAAGTGGAAATATAACGAGCGATGCTACGGCATATCTATCAAGTTCTACTGCTGCATCAACTTACGCACCTATTACAAGCCCAACTTTTATAACCGATGCAACAACACCAAGACTAAAAATAACAGGGGCAGGAGACATTGGTAAAGGCTCTGACTTAGTGATGGCAGGTAATTCAAATGACCTAACCATGCACGGAACTGGCAAGGTAATATTAGGAACAGGAGGATTTCAAAGATTAGTAGTTACAAATGCAGGTAATGTAGGTGTAGGAACGACTGCCCCAGTTGCAAAGTTTGAAGTTAGTGGATTGGCAGGATTTAGATATAATGATGGTAAACAAGCAGACGGCAAGTACCTTCGTTCTAACAGCACAGGAGTAGCTGCATGGGATTCAGTAAAAGTATCAGAAGTTTTTGGTTTAAATACAACTTACTTACCGATTAACAACCCGACCGCAACAGGAACGCTAACTGCACCTACTATTTCTAATAGTTTAGGTGCTAATTTTGCTACTACTTCGGGAAACGTTGGTGTAGGAACTGCTTCCCCTTCAACATTGCTTCACTTGAAAAATACTACTGGTAATGAGCAAATTTCAATAGATGATAATACTGTTAGGTCTACAATTCAACAAAGTTCTTTAATGTTTATTAATGCAGGTGTAAATCTTGTTGGAGGAACTTCAATTGCTTTTAGAAGAGGAAGTAGCTATGCAGAAAGTATGCGAATATTCGCTAACGGCAGAGTAGGCATAAACACAACGACAGATGCAGGGTATTTAACCGATATAAATGGAACTCTACGAACAGTAAATGATGCTTATTTTGCTACTACGAGTGGAAATGTAGGAATAGGTACAACAACACCTGTACAAAAACTTGATGTAAATGGTGGTCAAAGAATATATAATCTTGGAGATGCTACTTTAAATTTAGAAAGCACATCTACATCTACATCTCAATCGTCTTATGTAAAGTACATAAGAAGTACAACAGGCTCTGCAAGAACTTACTGGACAGGTGTTGGAATACAAGGTGCTGGTGATGACGCTTTTAGAATTTATGATGCAAATGCAGGGGTAAATAGATTAAATATATTTGCAAACGGCAACATAGGAGTAGGAACAACAACTGATGCAGGGTATAAACTTGATGTAAATGGTGATATTAATATTCCTCAAACATCGAATTATAAAATTGCTGGAAATCCTTTTTTACAAAGAAATATAAGTTTTTGGAATTATATATATGATTTTTCTAACAATGTTGCTTTACAACTTGGTGGAACATCTGACCCTGTAAATTACTCTAATAATACACAACATATATTTCGTAGTAGAGCAGGGTCGGAATACATGAGAATTGATGCAAATGGTAGATTAGGTATAGGTACAACAGCACCTTCTCAAAAACTTCATGTTATTGGAAACACTTCTATAATAGGTAATATAGGAGTAGGAACATCTTCACCATCTTATAGATTAAGCGTTTATAATAGTACATCGGGAACAAGTCTTGATGGTATAGATATAAGCATAAATGATGCAACAGCAGGAGTAACACATAGTACAAAATTATTTACACAACAACAAGGTAGTGGAGCAGGAAGAACTTTACTTTATGCAGCAAGTAATATAACAGGGGTAACGCAAGGACAACTTGATATTTTAACTGAAAATGGGGGTAATTTTATTGCTCAATTAGGTACAGGTTATGGTGGTACTAATAGTTTAGCTTTATATGATTTAGCAGGTGTTGTAAAAAACAATATAAACACCAATGGTAATAGCTTTTTCAATGGTGGAAATGTAGGAATAGGAACAACAACACCATCATACAAATTAGATATACAAGGTAGTGGTATAGTAACACAAAGAATTTTAAGTACAGATAATCAAGTAAATTTTAGTTTACAGGGTACATTTGGACAGCTTAGTAATGAGGTTGGAGATTTTTATATAAATAATAATAGTGCATCAGGTAATATGCTTTTCCGTGTAGGAAGTACTGTTGAAAGAATGAGAATATCTTCAACAGGAAATGTAGGTATAGGAACAACAACTGATGCAGGATATAAGTTAGATGTGAATGGTAGTTTAAGAACTGTAAATGATACTTATTTATCGACAACAGCAGTAAGTAATGTTGGTATTGGAACAACAACACCTTCACAAAAACTTGATGTAGATGGTAATATAAAGGCTTTTAGTGTAAGCGGTGGTGGTGCTTATTATTCTTCTACAACTGCGACAGATGCAGCAGCAAGGAATTGGGTAATGAGAGGAAATTCTGTGGTTTATGGCGATTTTGATATTAGACAAAGTAATGCACTTAATGGAGACCCTATTGCAGCAGGAAATAGTAGATTTTATATTAATCCAAACGGCAATGTTGGAATAGGGACAGCATCACCTAACGCTTCATCAGTCTTAGATATAACATCAACTACGCAAGGAGTATTGTTTCCACGATTAACAACAACACAAATTAGTGCAATAGCATCACCTGCCGACGGTCTTACTGTCTATAATACAACATTAAAAGCGATTTGTTTCTACGATTCAAGTGCGGCAGTTTGGAAAAAAGTTTCACATTCAAATATGTAATATAAAAAATAACCAAAAAAATGAAAAGTACAATTTTAACAATTTCGATTCTTTTTTCAGCATTATTTTCTAATGCACAGAGTTTCACATTTAAGGTAACCCCTTATACCTTTCAAGATGAAACACGTAAGTCAGTAACAATCGAAGGCATTCGTGCCAAGATGATTAGTAATATAGACTGTAATCTTTCAGATTCTACGTTTTACCGTCAGTTTTATATCGACTTCAAGACATCTTCATCAGAGTCTTTTGGTGGTCTGAATACTGACACAGGTAAGATGGCAAGCGAATTATCTGCGAATATGAAAATTCCTTTGGCTAATGCAAAGGCACTTATTTTGGAAATTTGCAGAAAATTAGAATTTGGCACAATTGCAGAAAAGTACTCCGCAGCAGGACAATTAGCAGCAGGATACGGATACACATTAAAGCCTTTAGCTGAACAGATTGTTGTTAAACAAGAATGACGAGTTATCCAGAAATAAGGATAAATAAATCAGACAAACTTGATTGGCAAGTAACAGAGGATTGCTTGCTAATCAAGTATAACATCATCATTAAAAAAGGCTTTAAAACCGACTTAGTAAGCTCTACAAGGCTATTTTGGTTTATAGTGCCACCACACGGTCTCTCCGCAAACGCCTCGATAGTTCACGATTACATTTGGAGAAATAGCATATTTAGCAGAAAATATTGTGATAAGATATTCTTAGAACTATTAATTGAATCTGTACCAAAGTGGCAAGCATATATAATGTATGCAGTAGTCAGAACCTTTGGTTGGATGAAAAATAACAAATTATAAATCCTTTATGAAAAAGTTTATATTATTATTATTATTACCATTTTTATCTTTTGCACAAGACAAACCTTATACAGTAGACACTACAGGTAAGGTTTTTGTGGTTTTTATGACCAACGATTCTACTGGGCAAGTCTATCAAGGGAAACATACAACTTTTACATCAGATAATACTTTTGCAAAAGATTTAGCAAGTTTCAATTTAAAGTTTAAAGGCTTTTCAAGGTTTATAATCAAAGGGAATGACAATGTACACGGCAATATTCCAGTTCCTCCTATTGCCCCGATTATTCCTATTGTGCCTATTATTCCAATAGACCCTATTGTTCCTATTGTGCCAATAGAACCTATCCTGCCGATAGACTCTCCAAAGGATTTATTTCCTAACGTAAGTTACTCTAAGAACACATACTTTTTAGAGCCATTACAATGGGATTATGTAAAGAATAATAAGCCAAATGTATCAAATATGAATGGATATGATTTCGCACCAATGATAGCGAATCAAGAAAGTAAATATAAATATACAGGATGGCAACAAAACTATATTGCAAATAAAGGCAAGGATGTATGGGAAGACAACGGAACTTACTTTCTAAAGCCAAAAGGATATTACACAAACCTATCAAGCAATTTGATGGATTTTGATTTGAGATTTCCAGACTTCTCTCTACCAAGAAACAAGATAGTAGTAATTCAACCAACGCCATTAAGAGAAAAAGACAATTATAATTACCTGAATAAAGGAGTTTCTTATGTAAAGAATATGCAAGGCAGTAAAGGCTATTCATTCATATCAGACCAATGGTTAATAGATTTAGGTTGCCCTCCTGCTTATGGAGTATCACAAGAAGTATTCGACAAATGGTGTAATGATGTTGACGGAGACAAGTTATTACAATCGTTTATATCAAGTGTATATTATCCAAACAGATACGATGGATATGTAATGCTAAACTGGGAACACGTAGGTCATAGATGGAATGTAAGAAAGGATAAAATAATCAGATGTTTAGAGTATTGGAAGAACAGCCCACATACTGCTAAGATGGCATTATGGACAGTTTCAAGCGTATCAATGGGTAAGCCAGTATTTCAAGGATTTGGCTTAGACTTCTCAGACATCTTAACTTTCAATGGTTCAATTGATGAACTAAGAGAGAAGTATGGTACATTTATGACGGCAGATGACTCTTACGCTAAGTATGTAGAAATCGCACAGGTAGGCGGATACATGAACTATCCAATCGACGATGGAGTAATTCATCACTATTTATTTGAACTTATCTTAAACAAGAAATATACAAAAAAACAAGTACTATCAACCTTTTGGTTCGACCAAGAATTAATCAATAACTTTGACCTTGAATGGGTTAAAGTAGATTCAAAAGATGGAAGTTATTTCTCGCAAGTAAAGCCAAGAGTATTTCCAAGTGTAGCTTTCAATATGGGAGTATGGAGCTTATTAGGAGATGGAATCGACCTCTGGAGTGACCCTAACTACTGGACAGATAAGAAAGAATATTGGGGATGGGGTTCTAAAGATTTAAGTGGAAAAGACCTTCCAAATAAGTTTGATGAGTTTGGTTCTAAATATCCAAGCCAGCCAATGAAGAATGTAGATTGGATAATGTCAGGAGTGTGGGCGATGAGTCAAAACAAAGACATTATTGAATATAATAGCGAATGGAAGTTTCAAAAGTTACCAACACTATCTTATCACACAAGAACACCATTAATTGCATATAAAGTTATGAACGGTGAAGCCTTAGTATTGGCTTATGATGGATTCTGTGAAGCAGATGCAAAGCAAAGTTTGAGTGTAGAAATAAATGGGAAATCTTACCCAATCAAAACATACGGAAGATACACATCAGTAATTAGAATTAAATTATAATTAAATGAAACAGTTTTTTGATGAAATAAAGCCTCTCTTTGGTCGATTTACTCAAGCTCAAGTAGATGGGATAAACATCCTGTTAGAAACTTGCAAAGAGTTTGAGCTAACAACCTCAGAGACAGCCTATGTATTGGCAACTGCATACCATGAAACATGGAAGACTATGCAACCAATAGAAGAGGTTGGAAAAGGCAAGAAGTATGATTACGGATTAAGATTAAAGATGAGTCGCAAACCATACACAGACTCTACTCATATATTTTATGGGAGAGGCTTTGTTCAAGTGACTTGGTACGAGAATTACAAGAAACTAACTAAAGCAAATAACAAAGGGTGGGATTTCTTCACCAATCCCGAACTTCTATTAGAGCCAGCACCATCTGCTTGGGCAATGGTGTATGGCATGAAGCACGGATTATTTACTGGAAAGAAGTTATCCACATTTATTCAAAAAAACGATTTCATTAACGCTCGAAGAGTTGTTAATGGACTTGACAAAGCAGAAGAAATAGCAGAAATTGCACTTAAATTCAAAAACGCACTATTATGATGAAGTTCTTAAACCTACAAAGCATTGTTACAATACTCGCCTGTGTTGGAGTATTTTTTATCACAAGAGGGATTGTTAAAATGTCTTCTAAGAAGGAAATTAACAGGCTTGACAAAAAGATTAGTATCTTGCAAGAGCAAGCACAAAAGGACAGTTCGCAAATCGCAAACTGCAAACTGGAAGTATTTAACTTAAACCAAACCGTAGATGCTACCAATAGTAACACTAAAGAGTTTCAGTCAGTAATTGCTCAACTAAAAAAAGAGCGAGACAACTACAAAACTGAATACTTAAAGTCAGAGCAGTTTATCAAGTGTATGGAAGAAAGTGGCAATATCAGGTACTTTGTAAAAGGATGTTTTTCATCTTGGTATGTTGAGCAAAAAGAAAAACCCATCAAAATCAAACCACTAAATTGATATGGCTGACAAATCTAAAATGAAATGTAACGTAGTTGTTACATCCGACAGGAAAGGCAAAAAGAAAATGGTTAAGGTATGTACTGGAGGCAAAGAAAAGTTAATACACTTTGGAGCAGACGGATACAAATCAAACTATTCAGCTAAGGCTCGTAAGAATTTTAGAGCTAGGCATAATTGTGCTACGGCAACAGACAAAACTACTGCAAGGTACTGGGCTTGTAAAGCCTTATGGTCACCTAGTAGTCCTAAATATTTAAAAGGAAAGTAATTCATGTTCAATCCAAAAGAATTAAATAGAGCATATTACGACATAGTAGAGTCTATAAAGACAAAACCATTTACGGTTTTATATGGCGGAAGAAATGCAGCAAAGTCTCACTCAGCGATGCAGTGGTTAGCAAAGACTTTGTGGAATGAAGCAGACTCAAATGCAGTTTGGTATCGAAAGGAACAATCTGTATTGAAGTCAAAGGCTTATGAACCGATGAAGAATATCATCGAGAAGAAAGGCTTGTCAAGTTATATGAATTTTACATTCCATAACTTAGCCAAAGAGATTAAGTTTCCAAAAGGCAATACTCTTAAATATGACTTCTGTGATGATGGTGGCAAGTCTAAAGGATACTCAAATATACGATATGTAATCATTGATGAGATTGACCAGCTAACGATAAACGACTTCATGGGGATTGTAACCTCATTTAGAGCTGATGATAGGATTAGATTCATTATAATGTTTAACCCAGTGTCTGATAAGCACTGGCTTAAAAAAGTATTCTTTGAGGAGAATGCAAAAGATATTGAGGTTTCATTTAGAGACTTATCTAACAGATTCCACTATACAATCGAAGACAATAAGTTTGCTACGGAGATGGACTACCTGATGCTAGAAGCATTGAAAGGAGTTGATATAAACCAGTATGGAGTACAAAGACTAGGTAGGTGGGGAACAGTAAATGTTGACAATCCATTCTTAGACCGTTTTGTATTTAATATCCATGTCAAGAAAGATGTGCCCTATTTCAGAGACTATCCTATATATTTAGGACTTGACTTTGGAAAGTATGATAGCTGCGTAGTTGGTCAACACTTTGAAGACTATGAGATTGGAAGTGATGAGGCATTATACTCTTATTTCTCTCCAAACAAGCCAGCTAACACACGATTAAAGGATTACCGAAGCAGAGACCTTAGAGCTATCATTCAAGACGTTGTAAGAGAGTTTGGGAGCGATAATGACTATATAGTCTACGGTGATACTTCTGGAGGCTCGGATGAGTTTTCTAAGTTTGCTGAAATAAGAAATTATTTAGAAGACTGTGGCGTGAATGGATATACTGGAGGAAGTATAAAGTTTCCATATAGGATTAAATTAAGGCACAAAGGAAACAGAGCAATATCAAACTGGTGTTTGTATAACTATGCCGATAACTATGTGATAGATGCAAAGTGTGAGATTCTCATCAATGACCTACAACAGGTTAGAGTTGACGAGTTTGGAAACATTGATAAAAACGATTGTGTAAGACATAACATAGGTCACTGTTTTGTAAAAGATACATTAGTAACAACTGAGCGTGGAACTGAGTTTATCTCAAATATAAAACAAGGTGAATTTGTAAAGACAAGATTCGGATATAATAAGGTTTTAAGCAGTGGAATCACAAGAAAAGATGCAGATGTTTATGAGTTTCTTTTGTCTACCGATAGTGACAAATACACTTATAAGTGTACTAAAGACCATAAATTCTATACTGAAAACAAAGGATTTGTAGAGATTGATTTATTAGAGATTGGTGATTTACTATTAAATGAAACTGGTATTGAAGAATTGAAATCTATAACAAAATCTTTTCATGGCATAGAGGATGTGTATTGTTTGACAGTAGAAGAGAATCATGAGTTTTATGCAAATACTTTACTGGTGTCAAATTGCAGTGACGCACATAGATATTTGGATGTACTTACTGATGGTGTGAATTTCATAAAAAATAACGGTTATTATGCAAAAGATATTCTTGGAAAGGATACTGCTTTGATAAGTTAAAAACATAAGGACACTTGATTATTAATGTTATTTAGATTACCTTTGTAAAAACTAAATAACATTAATATGCAAGTTGTTAATTACAATGGTTTCAGATTTGTCTACAATGAAGAAACAGAATCGTCAAAGTATTTTGCTGGTTGGGTAAAAGAAAACGGCATTAGAAGAAAGACAAGATTACACCAATACAAATGGTTGATTGAGAAAGGTGAAATTCCAAAAGGTTATCACATACATCATAAAGATGGCAATAGATTAAATAATGACATTGAAAACTTAGAATGTCTAAGTGGTAGTGAGCATTTGAGTATTCATGGAAATACAGAAGAAAGAAAAACAAGTTTAAGAGACGTTCAGCCATTAGGAATTGAAGCAGCAAAAGAATGGCATAAATCAGAAGAAGGCAGCAAATGGCATTCAGAACACGCAAAGAAAGCATTTGCAAACAAGCCTTTTAGGAAATTAACTTGTGGCTTTTGTAACAAAGAGTATGAAACGAATGCAATAGTGTCTAAGTTCTGCTCTAACAATTGCAAATCAGCTAATAGAAGAAAGGTATCAAAGGAGACAGGCTTAGATATGGAAGACAGAAAGTGTAAGACTTGTGATAATGTCTTCAATATCAACAAGTATTCATTGAGAGCATTATGTAGAGACTGTTACAATTATGGTTGTAATACAAAATACAAAAAAGACTAAACTAAAAAAGCCTACCATCATTGAGATAGTAGGCTTTTTTATTAATTATTGAATAATTTAATCAAGAACTCTCTTCCAATTTGAGTCCATTTCCTGTGGTAGACTACTCTTCCACTATCAAGAACCTCCTGCTTAATATCTACATAAGCCAAATCGCTATATTTAGAGTACAAAACCCAAGTTTCATTTTGCTTGTATTGGATACCTAAATCATGTAGCTTTTTATTTAATTCGTTGGCTGATTTAAAACCAAGTTCTTTGCTAATTTCAGTAGATGTGTAGGTCTTATTCACATGAGTCAGAATATCTACTGTTTTTTCAGCAAGCAATGCACGTTCAACTGCCTCTAATCTTGCCAATTCTGCTTTTGTAGCTATCTCAAGTATTTCAAGAGTAGTTAATTGTTTAGTTGATTGCAATTGCTTCTCACATTCAATAAAATACAACCTTGCTTGCTTGCCTTTTTCAGTTCTTTGAATCATAGATATTTCTTTAGCACAATCTAAAGTTAGGAAATAATTAGTTTTTGTTGTACCTCCTACACCATTTGAGTGCATAACATATTCGTTAATCGCCTCATAATCAACACTTTCTGAAAATCCATACTCAAACATACGTTTAGCCCATTGCGTAAAATGGTCTTCTGTTTCTAACCATTCATGCAACTCTCTTGCACTTACCACCTGCTTCCCATTTGCGTTAGTCGCCACTTTAATTAATTCTTGCATTTTATTTGTAAATAAAAAAACCGTTATAGGTTTTCTCGCTTCGAACAGGCACATTTAAAGCCCAGCGATAAACCTATAACGGTGAAATATCTTTAAAATGTTTTTTTGGCGTTCGAAACCGTATACAAATATAATACAGTTTGAGCAGAATCCAAAATATTAATCTTCAAAACTTGTTACTTTCGACATCTTTCTTTTGATTGGGTCATAATAGCCGTCCTCAATCAGATGAGATAAGGCTTTGATTTGACCAATTAGAATTGCTTCTTGAACGGTGATGTCATAAAACTGTGCATCTTTCTCAATGCCAATATGTTCTTCGATTAGCGAATCTCTGTATTGTTTCGCTTGTTGTTTGTCCATCATGTTATTATAGGATATTATTCTTTAAGTAAATTAAAATGTCTATTCTGTCTTTTTTCTCCAACACCATATTGAATAAAATATCCATCCTTTCCAAGAAAGAAGCTATTTGCTCTTCAAGACCTGCTGAGAATAATCTGTTTTCTTGAAACTCTATATTAAGACCTTGAGTTTCGGCGATGGCTTCTTTTCGTATCTTATCGTATATGACAGATTTCTCAATTAAATGACCCCAGTCGGAGTAAAGAAGGCAAAGTGGTTTGCAGGTGAAAGGATTGAAGAATTTCTTCTCTAAGGCAATATAAAACTCTTCGCTATCGTTTCCATTCTCCAGTTCCTTAACGAGGCTTATAAGTCCTTTTTCGACCCTTATAACATCCTTCTTTGCAAGGAAGCACTCTGCAAAATCTTCAACAAGAGCTTGTTCAGCATCCAGCATTTCATCGCTGGCAAAGCCCATGAATATCTCATTCGTTCTTCCCCAATGAATGTTGTCCTCTATAAAAGAAGTAAGAGAATCGACCGTCTTTTCGTAGTTACTTAGAATCATTTTAATCTATAGTTGCTTTTAAATTGATTTATTCTGCAAAGTTATTCTATTCAATTTACAAATGCAACATAAAACTGATTTTTATTTGTGATTTTTTTTATTTATATTTGTACATGGCATATAGAATATACATAGCTAACTTTGAAGTACAAGAACGTCTGATTGACGGATTTGACTCTATTAAGGTTCAAAAAGACCTCAAGGATGTATATTGGGGTTACTGGAACGAAGATGGATTTGGCTTTGGTACTGAAGGTGGGACTAAGGTAACTATCATGGACGAATTAGCCTCTGCCTATATTCGTAAAGTGTTTGAAAGAGACGGATTCTCTGCCAATATAGATGTCCAGATTATTAATGAAGAAACTGGACAAAAAGTTGACCTATTAATAGACTTTGCTGATTACGCCGAAGTTGACTGCTGTTTTGTTCAATGTTCTTTTGCACCAAAAGGTGGAGGAAGTTTATTGGCAAGTAGAGAAAAAGTAAACTATGCACTTCAATTAACAGAGGATATTCAAGTTCCAATTAGAGAGTTGCCAACACGAGCAAACTTTTCAATCCCACCAATAACCGTTAATGATTTAGCCTATAAAAGCCACTACATTCCTTTATTAGTTGGAGAAAATACTTTTGAAGGTGGAGAACGCAATAACGTCTTATATACTGAACAAAAAGAGTTTGCTACGTTTAGCGAATTAAACTGTATCAATATAGAAGGCTCTATAAAGCTAACTGTGAGTGCAGCCAATAGTGGTACATTTAAGTCATACTTGAAGGTTAATTCAACAGTATCTTTGATTGACACCTACCCTATTACGACCACACCTGTTGACCAAACAATTACGATTAGTAAACAAATAAATGTAAGTACTGGAGACAAGGTATATTTATATATTGAATCTCAAATAACTACTACATCTATTGAATTTCAATACGATGCATCATCAATTGGAATAAGTATTGAAAAGTGTTCAACTACTTCAATAGACTGGAGACCAGTAAAAGCAATAAGTGTAAGAAATGCTTTTGCTACAATAATTAGAAACGCAACTAATCAAACATCATCGCTTGTTGAATACATATTTGATAGTTGTGATTTTGATGGATATTTGACAAATAACGATGGTTTACAGAACATAAAAAGCACAATAAACGTAACACTATTGAAACTATTTGAAGAGCTTAACAACAAGTTTCCTGCTTCAATAGACATCATTGGGAATAGTGTTCGTGTTATATCAAGATGTGATTTTTTAAGTTTCCAAACACCATATAGAATAGAGCCAAGTGATGTGACCAGAGAAGTAAATACACAATTACTATACTCGGATGTAAAGGTTGGATATAATAACTGGAAGGCAGAAGGCAAGTTTGGCTCTTTAGAATATAATTCAGCAAGAGATTATCAAACGGCATTTACCATCTCGTCAAGCTCTCTATCTTTACTGAATGATTGGAGCAGTTCATCTTCTATCATCTCGGAACAAATTGAAAAGAAGAAAGAAAAGGAGGAGATTCACTGGATAATCGTAAAAGATGCAGTTGCTGGAGTTAAATTCGCCGAAACAGATGAATATATTGACGCAAATGTCTATCAGAATGACCGTGCCATTAACCTGAGAATTACTCCTACACGCAATTTATACAGATGGAGGAAGTTTATATTGTCTGATTTAAGGTTCGCTGGTGGTAGTGGAAACTACAACTTCTCATCGACTGACTCATTAAGTTGCGGATGTACAAATGAGCCATCAGAAGTAGATGAAAATCAAGACATAAATAGTGAATCAATACTTGGAAAGTTTGTTTATAATATAGAACTTGATACTTGCGGAATTGACATTGCAAAGCTAAAAGGGGCAATAACTTTTGATTATTGCGGAAAAGAAGTTAAGGCATTTGTCAAATCAGTAGAATATTCGATTTCACAAACCAAGAGCGAAATAATCACAGTCAGAGCATACGAATTAACATGAAACTATATTACATCAGTTGCACTTTACCTTATAATGTAACCATTTTTTATCACTATGTTTGATTTCTCAGTAAAACAGATGGGATTCTCATCTGACATTAATGACCCAAAAGATTTAACGCCAATCAATATTCCCATTGGCGAGTTATGGTCATTGAGCGTCCCTAAAACTGCTTTAGGTTGTGACAAATTAAAGGTTATGACGATAAAGAATACTTCTACTGTAATAGATGAAGGCTGCGAATGCGAGATAGAAATAAATACCGTAATGAGCAAATCTTGTCTGTATCATATTCCTAACGACAACAAGGCTTATCTAAATATTGCAATAAACGACAAGAATAATATCCCTCGATTTGATATAGTAGTAGATGAGAATGAAATATTTGAGTTTGAAGGTGGAAGTTATGACGAGCTTTTGACCTTGATTGAATATATGGATTTGGGAATAGACGAATTGGGCTATGGCATTAGATTATATTTTGACAGAAAGTATAACGGAATGCAAGCCACAATAACAAGAACAGACCAAGTATATTTACTATCAGACAAGTTTTGCTTAAACTTTTCTAAGTATGTAGGATTGACTTTCGGAATGTGTGAGATAGGCTGTTATAGATTAGCTTTTGTAAAAACAGATTTAACTGTTATAGCGATGTCTAATCAATTCAATGTAATAAAAAAGCCTGAAAATGGCACTCAAGTAGTTGAATATTACAAAGACAATATTTACCACCGCCACAGGATTAAAATGGCATTAAGCTCTCCAAAATTCCCAACGGAAGAAGAGCAAAAGATATTATCTAATGGTGATATATCTATCTCAAATGTAATCATAAGAACTCAAAGAGACTTTGCTACTTCAGCATTAACACAGAAACAACATTTAGAACTTATATCAGTATTTAAGAATGAATTTAAGGTAAATGGAAGTAAGGCACTTTTAGTTGGTTCTTATAGTAATGAACAAGAAGATATGCGAGGGAAGACAATTGGAACTGGAACGCTTAATTTTAAAGACGAGTCTATTATAAACCTTGATTCTTGTACTAACGCTTGTACAACAGGAAGTACATTTAGATTTGAAGTGTATGAAACTGAAAGGGTTGGAAGTGTAATGGGTTGAAATTACGGCTAAGGAATTAATCCCTTAGCCATTATTTTTTTCACTAAACCTTCTCGCAGACTATTTGAGCCAATGTATGCGAATAGAATATCAATATACCTTTTCCCCATATCATAGGCATCTTGTCTTAAGACCTTCTCTATCTGAGTTCTTGATAATACAACATTCAAATCTTCTTCAATAATATCTATTAGGTCTAGTATTTTGCTCATTCTTCTATGTAGTAAAGTTCTTGTAAATAATTCTCGTTGATAAAGTTGAATAACTTTTTACCTTCTTCAGAGTTTGGGTCAAAGTCAGTGACTACCATCTTTTTCTTATCATCTGCCAGTCTTAGCAAATCTGCATAAGTTATCTTCATTGTCTTCTCTCCTTTATTATAGAAGTCAGCAACTAACTCATATTCTAAATAGACAAAGCACTCCTTAATCAAGTACTTGCCGTAGTCCATAATATCTTTATTAAAGAGAAATAAGTCAAAAGTACTTACTTTATCTTCTAAAGATACTTGTAGGTAAGGATTGCCATTCTTTGACATTTTTTCCTTACACTCACTGACTACGGCAAAGGTGCATCCGTATTTCTGAGTAAAAACATCTCTTAGATTCTTATATCTTGGGTATGAATATCTAATTTCCATTATCTAATTTCCATTATCTAATTTCTTAAAAATTGCTCTAAGTCTGGTTTAACATATAAATGAGATTTTAGTACTTTGCCCAATGGTCTTTGAGCATCATAAATACCTTGACCATTAATAATAGGCTTGCCATTCTCATCGAGTTTTGACATATTTGAAAAATGAACTTCATTAAACATTGGAATGAAAACCTCTTCTAAGCCATGCTTTCTTATACTGCCTAGTAGAATATACATTTGGTCGACCAAAGCATCTGCTATGCCTACTAAATCACCTGTAAGAGAGGCTTCGAGATACTCTTCGTTTTCCTCTTTCATTAGATTATACCTTAAATTGCACTCTTCTTCATTCAGTTCAGAAGGGAAAGCTGCTTCTTTTATTCCGAATGCCTCAGCAAACTCACCTACTTTTTCAATTTGTTCTTTCATTATTCGTCTTTTAAAGTTATACCTATTTTTAACATTTCATTAAAAGTATTCAATAGGTGGGTATCTAAATCTTTTAACATTTCTAAATCTTTATTTTGCTTTACTACAAAGTAGTCATTGATACTCATTGTCATTGCAGCCGCAGGATTAAATTCCCTTAAAACCTCTTTGGCACTTTTACTTGGTCTTCCATAGGCTTTTTTTACTTGTACAGGAGTACTTCCAGTAACTTGTTTGCAATTATCAATATTATATTTAATTACATCACTAACAGCCCCCTCTTCATACTTTTTAGTGTTGACTAATTTACTATTTTCTAATTGAACTTCTCTTTTCCCATTTTCAATCAATAATTGTGGTGAGAGAAAACTTGATAACGAATATCCGCCAGTTTCTCTAATAGATGGTAATACATCTGACGACAACCATTCTCTTAATCTATCTCCAAATTTTGTTTGGCAATTTAAAGCCATTTTCCAAAACCCACTTTCATATACTAACGTAATTCTCGCACTCCTCTTAGCAACTAAATTTAATTCTTCAAGTTGTTGCCACAATTCTTTTGACTGAGCCTTTCTTTCAAGAACTATGTAATCTTTGCCTTCAATTAGTTTAGCATCTTTTCTTACTTGTGCAAAATTGACATGCTCCGTAATGCGTAGGATGTCAGTAGAGGCAAAAACGAATCTATCATTGAACTTTAAAGACTTAATTTTAGTCAAACTTGTGTTTTCCAAAAATGGAACGGCTAATTTTTCTGTTTCTAACATGATGTATTTTGGTTTATTAAAAATCAAATATACAACATTTATTCAAAATAAGCAAATGTCAATTCAATTATTATTGAATTTTTTATAATTTTTTTTCTAAGTAATTAAAATATGATTGTATTATAATAGGTTTTGAGAAACTTCTTTTTCTAAGTAATTATAATTGGTAGTTACCTGCTATGCTGTGACAGCAACTCCGACAATTCACGAAGCTGGTTAGCGTGTTCAGGTTTTAATATAAATTCCTCCCATTGTCCGTATCTGCATTTATAACCAAATATGTATTTTAAACCAGCTTTCAATCTTCTCCAAAAGCCGTGTTTTACCAAATGAATATGGCAGTAGGTTAAGTTATCCTCATTGTCGTGTTCAATTATAATTTGGTGTTCACGGCTACTGCAATCGCAAATAAGCACAGCAGGTAACACGGGTTTGGCAAAATTGCCGTTTTGTTCTTCTATCAACATTCGTTTTTAATTTTAAACATTTGTACTTCTATTTAGCTTTTCGGTTCGGCAACTTAGCCAAGCCCGAAAACGTTAAAATCATTTTTTTCTATCAAACCAATAATTATAATCAGGCAAATTCACAAAATTGACATAGTACGCATTTCGGGCTATGTCAATTCCAATCAAACATTAAAGGATTAATACTAAAACCATCTTCTCTATAATTAAAAAACATACAACCACTTTGCCCTCTCTTGAAATTTGTCTGCACCCATTCCGAAGAAGGAGAAAACGCGGGGTAATTAAAGTAATTGAATCTATCAGAACTTGAGCCATCGAATAACCAAATATGACTGTCTCCTTTAGAAAACTCTATTTTGACATTAGGTTTATGTAAGCCATTGATGTCAATATAGTTAGAAATCTTTTCCTTTTGAACAGCATCTAAAAATGGCTTAAAACCAAATCTTAAATTCTTAGAATCCTTGCCGTGAGTCAGGACGAAAGTATAATTTCCAACTGAGTACGAATCAATAAACTTTCTAAAATTATGAACCTCTATTCCGTAAACCTTCTCGCAATAAGTCTTCAAAGCAGAGTTTACTATATAGTCAAATGATGAGGAATGGTTCGATTCACACACATTATGAATCACAATTTTAGCATAAATTTGTGACAACATATCGACCATTTGTCTTTTAAATTCAAAGCCTACATCAAATGCTTTCTGATTATCCATATTCTGAGGTAGGTCATGCTCTCTTCTCACAGTCTTGGCATCGAATCCATCAAAAAAGTCTCCTAAATCATCAATATAAAGAGTATCTGAGGCTTGAAATCTAATTACATGAGCAACCATTTGGTTTAGTCTCATCATTAACTGCTCCTCATTCCAAACACCACCATATAAACTATAGCCATCCTTGTTAGGAGTCATTGCTACGTGAGTATCTGTATAAACCAATCTGTCAAAAGAGCCATATTGCTCAACTTCTTTCTTTGGTAAATCTACCGTTGGTAAATCTACCTTTTCTATCTTTTGGCTGAATTTTTCTAAGAACTTGCCTAAAATATCTTCAGTGTCTTTTTCTTCTGCCTTTTTATAGTATGGATTCTTAACCCTAACTGAAACACTTTTATTTTTCAGCCACATAAAGTCAGAATCTTTTACTGACACGCCCATAGAATCACAGGCATCTTTTATTCCATCTGATTTATCATCTCTTAATCCTCTATATTCAAAAAGCCGTTCTTGTAGTTCTGTGGTGAGTCGGTATCTGTTTCTATCGTTACCTTGTTTCAAGCCTAAATAATCAATTTCTTCTGTTGTTAAGACAAATTTTTGATTCAACATTGCTTTTTATTTATTTTGTGTGTATATTTAATGTAAAAA